TCCGACACCGCCAGATCGAAAGTCATGGACCGTCCCGCGCGCACCGACTCCATCGGTAAACCGGGCGCTTTTGCCGAGCCGACGAAAACAATCCCCGGCACATCCAAGTGGAGCAGCCAACGCGCGCCCAAAGACTTCGACACCGCGAAGCATGTTGCCAACCTCAAACGCCAGATAGACGAGAGCGAGACCGACCTGCGCCGCGCAAGTGACGAGGATCGCCCCTACCACAAAGAGCAACTTGCCAGCGCGCGCGCCGCGCTCAAAGAGGCCCAGGAGACCGGACAAGCTGGCGAAGCAATCCAAGAGCACTACCTTGAACGCGCCGGGGGCGATGCCGACAAAGCGCGCCAGCTCGCGGCAGATGACGGGGTGAAATTCTAATGCCTGACCTCATGGACCAAATCATCGAACGCCGCCAGCAAGAGGGACGGCCATTCAGAGACCCCGCATCCAAGCGGCACATTCTCCACCGCTCCACCGACCGCGGCGAATTGGTGCGCCAAGCCAAGGCCCACGCCCAGCAATTCGAGGATGGATTGAAGGCCGCCACGCGCGGGATCTCCGGCGCCAAGTTCGACGCCGTGCGCGCCGAGAAAGAACCGGCCCGTCTTGACGAGAAAATCAAAGACGAGAACCAGCCCATCCACACCATCCCCGACATTCTCGCCGGCCGCATTGGCGTGGACAGCCGCGAGGCCCACGAGCGCACCGTCTCCGCCGTCAAGAGCCACTTCAAGGTCATCCGTGACGAGGATGAGTTCGAGAAGGGCGCGCTGCCGACGAACTACCGCGTACACAAGCTCCAGGCCAATGTGACGCCGCAACTGTCCGCCGAGGTCCACATCGTACCCCGCGAGGTGCTGGAGGCTAATGCGCAGCAGCATGACGTGTACGAGGATGCGCGAGACGCTGACTTGGAAGACAAGGACGCGCTGGCCGCCAAGAAAGAGAAGCAGGCCAAAAAGATCAACGATGACGCTATGGACGCGTTCAACGAGCGCAACGCCGGAGAGAAGCCCCACGCCGCGCGCGCCGCTGCCGACCAGCCCCTCGTCAAGGGCGCATCGGTTGTACTCTCCGACGGTCGCCGGGGCGTCATCAAAGTTGGAAATCCCAACTTTTCCAAGGGTGGTAAGTGGGTTGTGAACACCGACAAAGGAGAGGTCACGGTCAATGGCGACTCTATCAAGGCCGCGCCGCCCGCGCACGTTGACACCGCGCCCATCGGCAAGCCCATCCCCTCACGCATGGATCAGGTCAAAAAGCTCCTGGCGCAAGGAACAGACGTTCGCATATTCTCCGCGCGCGTGGCCGACGACCCCGCCGGCGATGTGCGGCGCGAGATCGAGCAATGGTGCGAGAAGAACCTCGGACGCAAGCTCCCGGTCACCAACGCCAAAGACGACAATCTCGCGTTCATCGTGGATGACAAGGCCAATGTCGCGCCGAACGCCGACGAGCCTTTCGTCATCCCGCCGATCCCGAAAGGCAAGTGGCTGGGCGTGGACCTCGACCGCACGCTGGCAATCGAGAAGCCGCGCAAAGGTGAGCAAAACAGACCAGCGTTCTCGTCTACCGCTCGCGCCGCAATTGGAAAGAGGCTCTGATGGAAGTTGAAACCGCCGTACCGATTCCCCTGGAGCCGCAACTCCTGCGCTTTGTGGACGCCTACTGCGCCTGCCGCGACGTGAAGAAAGCCGCGCTGGAAGCTGGCTACGCAGCCAAGGATGGGATGAGCCTCTACCGCCGAAAGCCTGTCTTCGAGGAGATCAGGCGCCGCATGGAGCCAATCGAGAAAGCTCTCGCGGTCCAGATCGTCAAAAAGCGCACCATCAACGTGGAGATGCTCGACGCCAACCTGAAGCAAATCATTACGATACCCCGCAAGACGCTGGAGGAGACGCCCAGCCTGGCAACTCCCAAGGTGAACGCTATCGAGATGGGCTACAAGCGCATCGGGCTGCTGCTCGACGATAACTTTGTGCCTGACGCTGGCAGCGATGCAGCCAAGGCCAACAGCGCGCCCCGCATCTACCGACCTGCCGAGCAGACCATCATCACGCATTCGATCACCGAGACGCGGCAGGTGGTCACCAACCGGCCTACAGACGAGCAAATCAGAGACCGCGTGTGGAAGATGACTAGCCCCACGACCATCGACGCGGCGGTTGAAGATGATCCCTGGAAGGATTTCTAATGGCCCTGATCCTTCTTGAGAATCGCGGGATGTTGCCCCTGCCGGCCAATTTGCACGAGGTAAACGGATGGGCGCCAAATAGCCCGCCGCAGCTCACAGCCCTTGAGTCGCGCGCTCAAATGCTGCTCTATGGCGGCGCGTCCGGCGGCGGCAAGTCGGCATGGTTGGTCGGTGACTCCGCCCAAGAGTACGACAATCCACGATTCCGCGGTATCCTGCTCCGCAAGTCCTACACGGAAATGACGAACCTGATGGACGAGATGGAGCGCATCTATCTCCCGTTGGGCGGCCGGAAGTCGGACGGCGGCAAGCTCTGGCGCTTTCCATCGGGCGCGATGATGCGCCTGGGCTACATGGCCAAGGATACCGATGTTGAACTCTACACCGGCAAACCTATCTCATGGCTGGGCATAGACGAGGCGCAGTTCCAGACAGAGGACCGCGTGCGCTCACTACTGCCTTGGGTATCCACGCCGACAGAGTACGGCCTCAGAGACCGCATACGGTTGACGGCGAACCCATCGACGCCATGGCTGCGGCAAGTCTTCCTGAATGGCCAATGCCCGGTCTGCCATCCTGAGCGGTCGGTAATCCCGGCGGCGGTCTACGGTGGCGCGTGCTGGAAGAAAGACGATAGCCCGGTAATGCTGACCACGGCATTCATCCCGGCGTTGCTCAAAGACAACCCAGCCTACGACGACCGCAAGATGGCGATGCTGAAGTCTCAGACCGCCGATGTTCAGAAGAAGCTCTTAGACGGTTGCTGGTGTGCCACAGAGGGAGCGTTCTTCCCGTTCCTCAACGAGAGCTACATCCTTCCATATTCGGAGTGCGGCGAGCAGTGGTGGCATACTCACTTCATTTCGATGGACTACGGCTACTCTGGGTCAGCGGCGGCGACTGGACTCTACTTCATGCACGAGAACACGCGCATCTATAAGATCGGCGAGGATGTTGAGCGCAAGATGAAGTCGGAAGAATACGCCCACTATATCGCGCGGAAGTTCCTACAGCGTGTCGGTCCTGGTGGCCAGCGATGCAGGATTGTCTCAGGGTATGCCGACCCCGCGATGGATGCCCACACTGGCACCGGAAAAAGCAACCTAGACCTCATCAATGCGGTGCTTGAGAACGAGGGCATGACGCTCACTAAGGCGTCCAAGGACTCTGTGGGTAATGCTCAGTTACTCAGCGGTAAGTTGAGCCGGGGCGAGTTTATCGTGACAGACCTCTGCCCCAAGACTTACGAGAGCCTGAGCAGTCGGAAGTGCGATCCTGAACGCCCCGGAGCCATCCTCAAGATTTCCGGCGAAGACCTCGACGATGTTCTCGACGAGACACTCTACGGTTTGAACCAATTCCTGACCGGAGAGAAGAAGCCCGATCAGGTGGTGGTAGAGGAGAAGGTTCAGGCGCTCATTGCCGCCGGCGTCGATCAGCGGTCGATTGCGGTGACGCGGTGGAAGTTAGAGCAGGCCTCGGCGAAGCTGAACGTGCCGATTACGATGGGAAAGCCGGGGCTGGGGAGAATACAGATTCACCGATAGACTACCCTTTTTCAACTTGCAACTGCGGGAATCCGTGATAGTTGATTGTTACCCAGACCGGAGCCAGACCCTGCTTTTTGAATCTTCCCGGTCTGCAATACATCCGTCCAAACTCTTCTTTCCAGAGATCGAAGTTATCTTGGATCGGGAAAAGCCCACATGGGAAAAGCTCCATGCAGCGCTGCAAAAGTGAGTCTTTTCCGCCGACAATTCGGCAAACCACAGCGTCTTGTCTTGCATCCGCTCGACGGTGAACTCTCCGCGCAGCTTGCCCTCCGGCGATGTGATGCGGACTTTCATGTTAGCCTCTCACGCGTGGGCAGTATCTCGGTTCCTGGTTCGATAGCCGCGCAGGCGTCAACGAATATCTGGCGGAGCATTACTTCCATTTGCTCGACAAGGTATTTGTCGATGTATTGCTTTGTGGCTTCACTTGAGAACTTATCGATCACCCGGTGAACGCCAAAGGGCTTACCATCAACACGAACAATCAAAAATCGATGCTCGCCGAATGAAGAAAAAGTCGTGACATACTTGTAGTCTTCAAATTCGAGTTTGATCTTCATAACTGTTCCTCAATTTCTTTCGGCACATCGAAGAATCCAAGTTGGCCTTTGAGCGGAATCGGCGTGGGCAGGATGACGGGGTTGCGCAGCACAAAGCCATACTTGCCGACAAAGAACTTGCTCGGATGCAGGGTGACGCAATCGACGATCTCGACAGTGCCTACAATGCAGCCTCCAGCCGATTTCATGGCCGCCGTCGCATCTTTATCCACCAATGGCAGAGTGATTCCGTCGCCCTCGGCCATGTGAAGCACGTCAAGCCAATCCTCTCGAAGCTCTTCCCACTTCCACCACTTGCTCGCGTGCAACGCGATGCGCCCGCGCTGGCTCGTATACCAGTCCCGATTCTCCACAGGCTTCCCGTGCAGGATCGCCCACCACCACGGCGCTCTGACACTCAACGCTTTCATGAACTCACCCCCACCAGCAACCGCCGCGCCGTATCGTCCTTGCACCAGCACAACTGCCAGCACATCTCGACGGTCAGTATATTCACCTTCTGCTTTGCCGTCAGGCCAAACCGGGGCGCCCACGCAAGACGCACCGGCTCCGCTGGTCTTCCTCCGGCGTGCTTCATGGCCGCTTCTCTGGTATCGTGGCAACCATTCCGCCTGTCGTCAAGATAAGCGCCGCAACCGATGCCGCATTCTGGAGCGCACAGCGCACCACCTTGGCAGGATCGATGATGCCCCTCTCGACGAGGTTCCCGTACTCGCCAGTGGCCGCGTCGTAGCCGCAATGTCCATCCTCGTCCACGAGGTTTTGTAGGACTTTGGCAACGACAGCATCACCATCCTCGCCCGCGTTGGCGCAAATCTGGATGAGTGGCGCGGCAAGCACGCCGAGGATAATCTCGACGCCGGTTTGCTCGTCACCCTCTGGTGTGGCGTTGCGAAGATCGCAGAGAACGCCTCCGCACTGAAGCAGCGCCAACCCACCGCCCGGAACGATCCCCTCCTCGACCGCAGCCTTGGTTGCGCACACCGCATCATCCACACGGTCTCTTTTCTCTTGGCGTTCGGCGTCTGTAATGGCACCAACTTTGATGACTGCGGCCCCTAACGATAAGTTGGAAACGCGCAACTTTAGGCGCTCCTTCTCGAACTGGTTCTCCATATTCTCGGCCAAGGCCTGAAGCAACTTGATACGGAGTTCTTTCTCGTATGGGTCACCCTTCCCGCCAATAAAGGTGGTGGAGCTTTGCCCGATGATAACTTCATCGGCCTGACCTAGATCGTCAAGGACAATATCTTTGACCTTGCGGCCGCATCCGCCCACAAACGCAAAACCTCCAGTGATAATGGCGAGGTCTTCTAGTAGCCCTGTTTGATGGTCGCCGAAGGATGGTGCCTTGACAATCACGGACCGCAATACACCGTTGAGGCGCGCGGCAACCATGATACTGATGAAAGGTCCATCAAAGTCGGACGCGATGACCAGAAGCGGACGCTTTGATGGGAGAATTTCACTTATTACCCGTTGCAGTTCTGGTGTCGCGTCTTCTGTGAGCGTATACATCTTCTCATCAGTGATGAGAATGTAGGGGTTCTCCAGAGTCGTGCGCAACTTCTCCGCATCGTCAATGAATGCTTTATGGAACCAGCCGCGGTCAAACTGCATACCGTTGTGATGAGAGATGGTGGTCTCGGAGTTATTAGAGTCCGCAATCGTTATGATTCCGTCCTTGCCTACTTTCTCCATAGCTTCTGCGATGAGGTTGCCGATAATACTGTCTCCGTTGCTTGCGACTGTGCCCACGCGCGCGATGGTCTCATTGTTCTCTACTGGCCGGGCAATCTTTTTAATATGCTCGACCACGACAGCCACAGCTTTGTCGATACCGCGCTTGATAGCCACAGCGTTCGATCCGGCGTCAAGCGCGGCCATTCCTTTATGACAGATGCGCTGGGCTAGCAATGTTGATGTGGTGGTTCCGTCGCCCGCAACGTCACTGGTAGCCATTGCAGCTTGACGAATTAGTTGCGCGCCAGCGTTCTCAAAAGGGTCCGCCAGGTCGCGCACTTCCCTTGCGACAGTGATGCCATCCTTTGTGGTAATCGGCGGCCACATAGGATTGCGCTCAAGGATAATGCAGCGCCCTTTGGGGCCGAGGGTTGCGGTGACCGTATCGGCCAGTATGTTGACGCCGCGCATAATTGCTGGGCGGATTTCCGTTCCTGATAAAACTTGCCTGCTCATGATGCTTTCTCCTCCGCCAGTACGGCGTCCATCTGTTCGATCAGCGCCTGGACCTGCGCGCTGGTTGGTTCTGGTTGCCTGTTGAGCGCGCTGGAGAGCGGTAAGAGTCCATGCTCGTTCCCGCATCCGCAGCGCGTCGCTGAATTGCCGATGAGTCCGCACTCGCAGAGGTAGGCTTCCGAGATGTGCAAAAGGATGGTGGGCAGGATCATTCTGGCACGTCCTCAATCAACCCCTCAACCTCTTCGAGCCGGAGGAGCTTGTGCTTGACGCCGTTGTGCATCACGTCGCGGCCCGCGTATTTGGTGTACTGGATGCGCTCGCCGACCATGACGCCTTTCGGGTTTCCGCCGATCATGTTTGTTTTCATACCGGCAGGCGCTGGAGTGGGTTCCCCGCGGCGATGCGCTTCCATGTAATACTTGATCGCGTCTGGTCCCACGGCCACCACAATTCCTTCGGTGGCCGCTTCCTTCTGGCTGGGCGGAGCGGCAAGGCCGGTTGTCTTCTTCTCGGTTGGGGCGTCGGGGCGAACCAGCAGGCGGTCGCCAAGGGGGCAAAATTTACGCATTGTGTTTCTCCTTTGCTCGTTTGAAAATCTCCGGATCAGCGCCGGAGAGCAGGTCGCACATCCGATTCAGTCGCTCATTGGCGCTCAGTAATTCGTGCGGTATTACTGGCATATCTACCCATTCATCAACGGTGATCTTCGGCAACGTCTCCAGTTTGGGCTTGTCGTTGACATTTTGGAACTTGACGCGCTGCTCCCAATCTTCCATGCCGGGAAAGTTGGAAGCGATCTCGCGCAGATAAACTCTAACGCGCTCGGCGGTTGGTTCCTTGGCGTAGACCAGCATCGCGGTGTGCTTGGGGTCTTCCAATAGCATTCCCGCTATCGCTACGGCCTGCCAGTAAAGTTTGCCGGTTTCTCTCATGGTTTCCTCAATCTCAGCTCTAGGCTATCAATCGACATTCTCAGCGGACATTTCATCCGGTCCAACTGGAGCAGGAATATCCTCGCGTGCGGAGAGCACTTGTGATACATTCGTTTCTTCTTTCCGAACACTTTGCCATCTTCGCCAACGAACCTGCTCCAGACGTAGACAAAGTAGGTGTTGAGATACCGCTTAGAGCGGAGAAACTTGCGCGTCGTCTTCATCTGCGCCTCCTCGGTGATTCCATCAAAAATTGAATCTGAAAGTTACTAGAGCCATACTCCAACTCCCTCATCATCCAGACGTCTCCGTTATTGTCGAGAGCGAGAATTCTGTCCTGAGATGTAGCCAGTTGCACGATCTGTCCATCGCGGCCTGGGTGTTGCACATAGACGAATCTTGTGGCGGCGTCGGTCAGCAGACACTGCTT